GGGGATCCATGGACACAGAAACTCTTTGCCTCATTACAGCTGACTCCGGAAAGGTGTACGGCATTTTGAAAGCTATTTTCGGAGATGAGTCCGAAATTGTTAAAAAACTCATCGACTTTGACGTAAGCATAAGAGTGGTTCCTCTTAACTTAGGGCTGCTCAATATCTTTCGGGATAATGCTGCTGACTTAGATAATGCAGATCTTATGAAACGTAGGTTCGGTAATACAATGGGCTCGCGCATTGTTGAAGCTTACCGACGTTCACAAGATTCGAAGTACAAACGCAACGTTTGTAAGACTACTGGATTGTTGGTTTGCTTATTTGGCGGAGGACTTGGGCTGTCCCGCGAAGCTGATAAGCACAAAAAGTTTGTTGAGGGTAAATCTCACAACATACTTTCTGTTGAGATGCTCAAGCGTGCACTTAGTATAGGTGGTCAAAATGTCGATGCTAATAAGATATCGTCATTTTGGTTCGCTACTTACACTATTTTCACAACTGTTTACTCTCCTAGACTGAGGTATCAGGCTGGATCGTCTAAGAGAATCATTGCTTTATCTGAAAGTAGAAACCAGTATAGAAGTAATCTATTCTGGGATCTGAGGGATGATAGTAGCCATGAAGTCATGTCCATGGTGCATGTACTTTCGGCTCTATTTGCCTCTGCCTTGACGGCTTATATTTCTACACGCGTACGTCATGAACTTACTCAAGGGAATGACGAACGCGAGTCTTTGAATAACGTTCTTGTGTGGTTGAAGACCCTCACCTTTGAGCCATCAACCATCGCTCTGATTGCTTATATTTGGCTAGTCAGTCCAACGGATGCTCAAGCCACTATAACGATAGGAAGCGTCATGGAGAGTGAGTCTTCTGACGATTTCCCCGATATCGTTAAGATCCTCTCATATACATCTAATACTATGCTACCTGTCCAGCTGTTGGAGGATGGTCGTACCGCTTATTGTTCTGTCGCTGACGGATACACTAGGCACACGACCGCCCTAACGCTAATCACTGATTACAATAGCTCGCACATGAGCGATAAGTTCGGTGTTCTTATTAACATAGTTAAGTTTGAACACGCTTACGCATTGCATTATGTACACCATAAGCCTAGGGATGGAAAGGAGATGACCATTACCAGCCCATCATCCGAGATGATGTTTACGTCGGTCGTCGTAACGCCTTTGTCATCGTATCCACTCATTCACGCCAGGAATGCTGTGATTGATTGGCTTCGAACTTTTGTCCACATGTTCCCAGACAGTGGATCATTAGTTATACCTGCTGATAGTTATACTTGGATACATAATCTTGCCCAAGATATGTTTCCATGGGTGCAATTATCCACCACTCTAGATATAAGGGATGATCATTACTTCCAAGTGTTGTGTGATTGTCTAAGCCTGGGGCGTGATTCTCGGAATCATGCTAAGGTTGAAAAACTGATCAAGTACATGAAGGCTTCGGTGTACAACTTTACATCCGAGGCTCGCGGCAATATGCTACTTGCTATTACCGTGTACAAATAAGCTTTTAAATGCGCGCTTTTACTGGGTCGACTAATGGGCAG